AAGTCGTTAGGTTATGTGTCACAAGTAACTGGTATACATCTGATGTGACGTAAGCAACACGTGCCAGTGATTTGTTCACTTTGTTGTTCAATAAGATTCTACGTGCGTCAGCAAATGCTTTAATTACACCGTCTTTTGTAAGCTCGCCAGTCAATGTTTCACTTGCGTTTGCAGAAATTGTTTCCGAGAATACACCGTTCAGGTATTCAGCCCACGCTTTCGCTTGCTCTTCTAAGCGCTCCGCAATGACTTGTTGTGGTAAATCATTCACCGTGAAGTTATCGACACCTTCATGAATCGCTAAAGGCTCTTTGTATGGAACCTGTTTGTCCACTGATTTGATTTCTTTACGAGGACCGAAACGGCTTGAGTCACCCGTTCCTGAACCGAATGCGACGTTCGCGCCAGTGTTATATGACTGTAAAACGACATCTGCATCGGATGTTTTAATGTGCATAAACGTATCTGATTGAGAGACTCCGTCCTTAACTTGTAGTGATCCGCCGAAAGTGCGTAAGAAATGGTTTTCTACTGAAAAAATATCTGGCAGGATACCAGCAAAAGCCTTCGTGTAAATTTTAGTTGCCATGTTTAATCAATCTCCTATCTTCGTTTGTATTTTTCTTTTATTGCCTCAAAGGCATCATCTGCAGAAGCAGATATTCGTGTAGGCTTAGTGCCAGGGAAGACCCCTGACGGTGTCGTAGCAGTGTCGTCCGCGCCTTTCGTAAAGTGCGGGTACTTTTCAACGACTGATTTTAGCGCGTCTTCAATAGAGAGCTTCTCGTCTTTATCCGTCATTGCCTTTGCAAGTACAATTGCATCATCTACACTGTCCGCTTTTACATCCATTTGTGATGCGGATAATTTTGCGTTTAACTCAAAAATCGTACTATCTTTCGCCGAGTTGTCTGTCTCAAGCTGAGTAATACGATCATTGACTTTCTCTTCTTCAGTTTTCTTTGAGTCCTCGTATTCTTTCCAAGAGTCGAGTTGTGTCTTTGCATCTTTCAGGCTATCGACACCGAGTGACTTCAACACGTTGGCTTCAGCGATTTGTTTCAGCTCATCTGCTGTCAGCTCAGTGCTTTTATCATCTGTCGCTTTGTCATCGCCTGTGTTTTGGTCGTTATCTGCTGTCTGAGACGTGTTCGTGTTTTGCCCATCATCAGAGCCTGTATTAACGTCATCAGCTGCAGTGTCATCCTCTGCTGCAAAATACTGAATGTTTAATTTGATTTTCGGTTTAAAGCATGTAGTTTGTTTCTTTTTCATCTGTTCCATTTCCGTCTGCCTCCTTAGCTTTTTCAATCTGCTCCTGTTCATCTGGATGTGCTTCAATGTGTAGATGGTCGATTGCCATCTTAGAAAAAACATGATTCTGAATAATAATAAAGTCTGATATGCTTTCGAACTGCGGATAAATATTTTCAGCTGCTTCAATTGATGTGACTGGCACTTCAATCTCTGTTGTTCCAGTACTCGTCTTAACTTTTACAAAAGCCATGTCTGACACTCCTTTTTATTGCATAATAAATAAGCAGTTTATAGCGACTTACTCAGGTCGGGCTGTCGTTACAGCCATTAAGATACCCAAACTTGCTTTGTCATTTGGGTCACGCTCCTGGTTAATTAATGGCATAACCTGCAACACTCGTATAATTAAATTCGGCTTTTCTGGTAACGCCCGTAGCGACACCTGTGTACTCAAACTTAAAGCCTTGTGTTGTCGGCTCGAAGTTCTCGACACCTTTAAAACTGTATGTCTTTCCGGTGATTGTAAACACAATGATTTCCACTAATTCACCCCCCTTTAATAAACTCGCTCTCTATCCAGTCTGCGGCTCAAGCTATGTTCTTGTGTAAATGACCGCAGCCGCTTCTGCTCAGCCAGTTTCTTTCGACTGGCTTCTTTGCGTTGGTCTTCATATTGCGCCTCTTTGAACATCATTTCTTCCCGCTTAAACTTCCGAACCCGCCGCTCATAGTACCGCTGCTTTTGTGTCAGCTCATACTTCTCAGCGACTTCTGGAGCATCGTAAGGTTCATAGGACTGTACGCTTAGTCCTGGAATATGCGGGTGTTTGAAATGGCCGCAGTTAATGCCGAACAGCCCTGCCGGTTCCCCGTAACTCGTACTGTTAATATGCGGATATTTCTTTAAAGGATCCGTGCCGCTGCCGGTAAAAAAAATACGACCCTGGTACGGTGCGCATAAGGGTCGAGCAATGGCTTTACTCGTTACTTCTATATATTCAATGCCGAATTGTTCCATCCGTTCATCTTGCATGCTGTTGGCAATGTTATTGTTCATACTGCGCAGCACCATGTTGACGTATGTGTCTGTTGACCATTGTCGGCCCGCTTTATCTCGGAATACTGGCACACCTTGACCGCTCCACTTTTTAATCGTGTCTGCAATAGCCTGCTGCGGGGTCTTAATACCCGCAATGACTTCGGCAGTAGTCGTATTGATAATGTCTGCATAGACCTGATTGACACCCTGCAGCATACGAGAATTGACCATGTTCATCTCGGACAATGCCTGATTCTCATAGGTCTGAAAGATGCGCAGCAGCTGCTGATCATCATCCGGCACTGGCGGTTTTAAGTCCAGTAGCCCTTTGTCATAAGCTTCATTAATAATCTTCTCCGTCATATCCAGCTGACCGTAACCTGCTTCATACAGCATACTCATAACTTCACGTTCAGCCAGCCCTGAATACTGCGAGATGCGTTGAATAGCCTCATTGTTTAGGCTGCCGAGCTCATTCATCATCTTCACTTGCCAAGCTTGATATACAACCGTTCTGTTGTCCTGCTCTTCAAATGCAAAAGCGGCACCCGTCCGTCTCAAGCGTTTAGCGACCATGCGTAAGAGCTCATCTTCGATGTGTTCGTATAGCTCAACTGTTTTAAACGACAGCTGCAGGTGTCTGTTGTAATCCATTGAGTATCACTCCGTCAAAGCTAGTATTTAACACATTTGTTTTCTTGCTTTTTATACGCGTCAAAATAGATTTCGTTCTTATCTCCGTTCAACGTGCACTCGTAATACATACCATTTGAGACTGGCGTGCTCAATAGCGCTTTACTGTTCTGTAAAACTTTTACACTCCACACGACATAAACTTCAACTGGCTCCGTGCCGTCATTTTGGTATTCAGCAACTAAATTTTTACTTTCTTCAATAAACTCTTCATGGTTCATCTGATATCACCTCGTTATTATTTTTAGCACTTGTCATCCCGAACATATCCAGATTGTCGTCCATGGCCTGCTGATTCTCGCTTTTAATCTGCTCCAGCTCTTCCATTGCTTCTTCTTTCGAATAGCCGTACTGCAGCATCATAGCTTTTAACTTACTCATTAAGCCGCCGGACACCATGCTCAGGTAAAAGGCGCTGTCTGCGGTTCTGTCCTGTGCAATCGAATCGTCAAACTGAATATTTACGTCGTACTCAATGTCAGTGAAGTTCTCTATTTTAAACTCTGCTGCTACTTCAATGATCGACTGGATTAAATGCTTCAGTGCATCCTCGATGACTGTCTCATGATGCTGTTTCGTTCTGAAGGTTTTACTATTCTCCGAGACCACTTCAGTTGCTGTCTTCATTGACTGGCCGTCAAAGCTGAATGACCCTGGACTGAATCCAGTCTGCATGGCGAAAAGATTCAGCAGCGCATTAATAGCCGCCACGTGTTCCTCCACTCTCAGCTCAACAGAAATGTCTGTAATATGTTTCGTGTCGTTCATATCCGCATTGTACTGTTGGAATACTTCGTCATTGACATCAAAGTACTGTGTCTCTCTGCCAGTGTGCGGGTCAACGACTTTTCGAATGGCCTGCTCTGGTACGAGAATGCGTTTCTTCCCGAGCTTAAATTCTCGAATAAATGAATCGAATGCCACGTCAATGGCTTTCATTGTGTCGAATGCATTGGCATATACACTGATGCCCAACGGGCTGTTAATGTCGATATTATTTGAAATATTCGGCTTCATGTACACAAACAGTGTCTGCGTCAGCCCAGGGAATTTGAATGTATCGAGTTCCATTGTCGGGAACAGCTCTTTCAAATCCACTTCAACGCCGAGCTCTGTCCGGTTCTTATCCGTTTTATACAGCTGATGATAAATGGTATACATGCCGTCATCATCGTACACATGCCATTCTAAATGCGTATACTTTTTGTCGCCTTTATGCGTTTCTGCAATGAAGATACCTTCTCTGACTTCGCCTGAAGTTGAGTAGCTGATCGGTAAGAAACAGTCCGCTGTCACGAACTGAATGCACACTTCTTGTTTATCATTCACATACGGTTTAATGGCACCGCCGCCGAGTGCAAACATTTTTTCCAGGAAGTCCGGAAAGTTGGTGTTGAATTTATTTCGCTTCAACGTATCTTTCACATATTCTTCAAGCGGCGATTCTTCTTTCGGCTCACCGTCTTTCGGTTCTGGTCGGGCGGTTTCACTGATGGACAGCTGTACCCGCTCATTATAAATCAGCGTTGCCAGTTCTTCAGAGACGACTTTCGGCATACGTAATGAGTGCCGCTTTGTCTTCTTACGGCCGCCGCCTATTGTAAATGTATGCGTATCATGAATGTCTGATAAATAGCCTTTATACAGGCCTTTCCACTTCTCGATTTCATCGAAAAATGCTTCATCAACACTTACATCTTTATGCTTATGAATCTTCTTAATATCTGAGTATAAGCTCAACTTGTTCAACACCTCCTTAATCTTTCGCACGATTGATTTAAACACGTCCCGCACCTCCTATATAACGTATCTGCGGTAGAAGTAGTTCACGCTGTACCTGAATTCGTCCATGCAATGGTTCCAGGCATCTATGGGCTTCTTGGTCGTTTCATCTCTGACGTACATTCCGACTTCACGGATGAAGTTGTAATGATCGTACTGTTCAGTATCAACAAGCACAAAGTGTTCGTCTGTTATTAATGTCTGCGCCCGTTCAATGCCGACCTCAATGCCTTTGGTGCTACCTTTAATGTCATGGCTGTTATTATCTGCGCCGTCTGTCTGTATGCCGACCAGGTGCAACTCTTCTCTTAAGGAGCGGGCTGCAGGGTCAACAAAGAAATACTGATAGCGCATCTCATACTTATTGATGCACCAGTCAACAAACAGCTGTATCTCTTTTGCATATGTGCTCATCGCTTTCACTTGCCCAGTGTCCGCACCGGAATGGTAGTAATTCGCCACTCGGTTTAATATGAAGCTGCCTTTATATCGAGTGATGATATTGCAGCTGACCGTTGTTGCATCTGACTGCCCCGCATCTGCGACGAAGAACATCTCATAAGGCTCACCGAGTAACGTTGCCCGCTGATTCTTTTCCATATCAAAATTAGAATAGATTACACCTTCAGGCATGACTCGCTCACCGTACCAGTCACGTTTCAATAAGTACGGACTTTTTTTGAGCGTATTGTAGATGTCCTGTTTCCGCTGCTCACTGATAATCGGATTATCCTCAATCGTCCAGTGTTGCCAGCGCGTATCCTGTACATCGAACACATCAGTAATGACTGGATGGTTCGGCGCCGGCGGGTTTAAATCGGCAAAGTGTGCGCGGTCAAGTGCAGCAAACGTCCGTCTGAAACACTCCTGGATAAACTTCATGTGCAGCAGGTTAATCTCTCCAAATGCAACAGAGCCCAGAGACATACCGGTAATGGCGCCGACACTGTTCGCTTTCGCGCCGCCTTTATAGTAGATTTTCTTAATTCCTCTTGGCGTATGCAGCTGGAGATGGTCACCGTGTCGGTCTGATTTCAACTCTGCTAAATCACCGAAAATGTGTAATAGCCCGGTGCCGTCACCGTCAATGAATAAGCGGAAAGCCTGCTCTTGGTTATATGCTGAGACTAAATGGTTTGTGTCTCGGCTCTGTGAATAGTAGTAAGCCAGTCTGAAGTGAAGACCGGTTGTCTTACCCGATCTTGGAGTGCCCTCATGCACTTCCAGGTTCACATCGAATGGCCGTCGGACAATCATTTTCTGCTTCGGAGACAGTTCAATGTGTTTACTCATCATCCGTCACCGCATCAATGAGAACATTCATCAAGCTGGTGTCTTTCTCAGTGCCTTTCAGTGATTTCACTTTCTCATCCAGTAAAGCAATTTCTTTCTCTATCTTCTTATTGACCAACTGATCATTACCAAGCGCCATTTTGTTCATACCATCCAATCCTGAAACAAACGCATCTGCAGTTGCCTTCTTAACACCGGCTACTTCGATTTCAGATTTAGCAACATTCTTCAGCCATTCATATTCTTCAAAGGCTTTTTGACGCGTCCACTTCGATTCTTCAGCTACCTGTGCACGAAGCTCCTCGTATCTTTGTGAGACCTTTGTATTTTTAGCAAGCACCGAAGCATTGCGGTCTACAACGTTCTCACTTTTACCTTTTGTCGAATATCCAGCATCTTTAAATGCTTGTCGCTGACTCTTACCTTCAATCAATCCGAGGACGAATTTCTCCTGCTTATCCGTTAATTTGACACTGGGCTTCATGTTAAATTTTCTTTCACGTCACCACATCCTTATGTTAATCACTTATTTAAATTTATTAATTCAAAACCTGGGGCAGCACTACACTTGAAGGGGGGTCAAACTGCACCCAGGTTTTCAACTAACAAAAACTAAAAAAGCACTC